TATTTAGAATGTTATCAATCTGTCCTAATTCTGATTTACTCTTATCAAGAGTCTTAGTCAGATCATCAAGTGCTTGTTGTGATGGGGCACCTTTAGCTTGGATCTCCATCTCAGCTTGTATCTTAGCCTGTGCCTGAGCAATACTACGGACAGGTGCGTCTCCTGCTGCATCTGCCACTGCACTGACAGCCTCTTTTGCTTCATCCTTTAGATCAGGAGTAACATCATCAGGACTCTTAGCACCAAACTTACTAGCAATCTTACCTATGCCAGCACCTAGACCAGAACCTAACAGACCACCAGCCATGATGTAGGCAACACGCGAGTCACCATACTGCTCATAGACAGGCTCCACTGAGCCACCTAACAAGCCTTGTGCGCCACCTCTAGCAGCATAGGTAGCTACCTTAGATGCAAAGGTCAAAGGCTTAAGAGCAAGAGCAGGGAGAGTCACAGGATCAGCTATACCACCAGCTAACATACCAAGCACAGATGCTGCGGGGCGTTGTTCAAACTGCACCCTACTTCTATACTCAGCTACCTGATCGTTAAACTCTTCTCTAGGAGTTTTCTCTACACCTGCAAAGTCCTTGATACCTCGTATACTAGAAGTGAAAGAACGTCCTGCCTGATCACCGAAAGTTTCAAATGCCCCATACTGCTGACCTTCTTCCGCTTCCTTAGCAACTACAGCGTTAACCATCACTTCTCTTGGAGTACCATTAGGAAACTCCATAGTCCCTAACGTAGGATGTTCATAAAAAATAGTCATGATCTCTCCTAAGAGTTAAGGTGTAGCTTTACTAAGCTGAGAAATCTCACTAGATGTCATACCTAAAGCATCTAACTGAGCTTTAAGCTGACCCAATCTCACAGCTTTTTGTTGAAGTTCATAACCTTTTAACCCACCAGAACGTAACTCATTATATATCTCCTGAGCTTCTGATACTAAGGTTCCTATCTCTCGCTCAGACCCTGAAGGATCACCTGCTTTTACATCCGCAATCTTTTTAAGGATACTAGTTTTTCTATCCTCATCATTAGTAAATAATAACTCCTCCTCTAAAGAAGTAACTTCAGCATCAATATCACCTTGAGGTGTTCCTAAGTTTTCAGATGGGCTAAGACCTGTAACATTACTATCACCCTCTTCAACAATAGCTTTAGCAGCTTCAGGGCCATAACGCTCTGCTATTGAGGCTATCCATTCAGCTTCAGTAGCAAACTCTCTGCCCTGAGTTACATCCACTACTCGACCATTAACATGTTTGATAACAGAGTGTTGTATAGCAGGTGTTGTTACTCCTAGAGGATCATTAGGATCTTTAGGAATACTCTGTTTAACAATTACATTAGAAGATTTACCTAATGATCTATCCTGCTTTAAGTTAGTTGCAGTAGTCTCATCCTCCTCCATACCTCTAGCCTGAGCATGTAATGCCATAGCCTGAGCGTAGTCGCCACTCATCATTAATTGTTGTGCAGCATTTCGTAAACCAGCAGCAGTGTTTAAGTCTGCCCCTTCTAATCCTGACTGTACGCTAGCAGCCTGTGCCATATCAGGTGTCTGTAAACCAAAGGCTGAATTAATACCAGCACCCAGCATCTGTCCACCAGCCGCACCAATAGCATAATCAGCACTCATACGAGAGGCTTGATCAACACCACCTTGCACACGATTCTGTTGAATCAGATCAGGATTCATTCCAAATAAACTCATTACATCACTAGCCATTATCTTATTCCTTATAGTCTATAGAGGTTCTAAATTACATTCCAGAGAATGAACCTAAGCCTCTTACTCCACCTCCAGCAGTGGGCCTATTTTTATACCCTTGGTAGGCATTCCATCCAGCACCTACAGCATCTCCAATAGATCCACCTAGACTTGTACCTAACCCTTGATAACCACCCGCCTGTGCTTGACCTTGCTTTGCATAGAAGTCACCAGCCTTGCCATAAGCATTGACATAGTTACTACCAGCTTGATTAGCTGCATTAGATTGTTGCTGACCAAACATACCACCTAGCTCTAATTGATTAAGAGCATTAGCATCCATGCCTTGACCTTGAGTAAACATACTCTGACCTAGGTTGATGTCACTCTGACGTTGTGCTTGTGCCTGAGCAAATGCATTGTTACGATCCATAGCATCTTGCTGTGCATAGGCTTGGGAGAACCCTAGAGCCTGTGGATTAAACATACCTGACCCTTCACCCATACCAAGAGCATCACCACTAACACTTAGACCTCTAGTACCTGAGCCAAACATACGCTCACCTAAAGCCTGTGCTTCAGCACCACGACTATCTGCACCAATAGCACGTTGACGATTGTACATATCTGTAGCTAGATCATCGTAACTACCACCTGCCCTATTGAGAGCTTGAGTACCTAAACCAAACATCTGGTTCTGCTGTGCTTGGTAACGAGGATCCATTGCATAGGATGCCTGACCATTATTAAAAGAAGCAGTACCTGCACCAGAGGTTACACCATACGGACGATACTGACCTCCAGCATAGGCTGTATTGCCTGCCCCTCTAAGAGAATCAGCAGCCTCTCCTAACTTCTTTTGATTGACATAACTACCAGCAGCACCTAGGCCACCTTGAACCATGCCACCACCTGAGCTACCGCCACCAAATAGACCACCTATTAATGATGGTGCAACTGCACTTAAAATTGATCCCCACATTATGTTATTCCTTGTTTGAAATTAGTTTGTTATGGTCAAGAATCTGTTGCCCTGTTACAACTTCATTCCTAAACGATTCTAAAGCCTGTGTCTGCCCACGATTTGTTTGAGCATTCTCTACTAAAAGAATTGGCTGCCAAGTCATAGCACATTTCCATTGATCAATGATCTCTTCAGACTGAGGGTTTTTACCTTTAATATTAGTGTACCAAGCACACCTTTCAATAGCTCCATCAACTGCTTTTTCACATGTATGTCCTAAAGGACAAGTTAATATAATTTTCATATTTTAATCTTTAGAGCAAATAATAACATCAACGTATTGAGGGGAAATAGTAGCACTGGAGACTGAACCAGATAGTCCGTGGTTGTGTGCTGCTCCGCTACCTGCTGATCCAGTTTGTACAGACGCTGGCCCTTCATGTAGGGTTGCATACTGGCCTGCACTACCATCACCACTTCCTGTTCTCCACCCTGAGTAGTGAGTATGTGAAGGTATCTGAGAAAGAGTAAGTGTGTGGTTATTTACACTAAAGTTGTCTGAGTGACTATGTGTGAATGCACTAGAGAATGCATTACTACCACCAGAGCCTCCACCATTACCAGACACTACACGCAATGCTTTATCATTGTGCGAAGTAACCTTAGTCCACCCTGTAGGAGCAGAGGCTTGATAGAATACCAGCTTCGTACCTGCGGCAAAAGTTTGTGGGAATGTTATCGCTGCTATGGCTGTAGTAGCATAAGCTGTAGTAGCTAGTTGTGTGCTGTTAGTAGCTGCTGAAGCTGTTGGAGCAGTTGGCACACCAGTTAACGCTGCGTTGTTCGTGTTAGCTTTAGTTGCTACAGCTACAGAGATAGCATTGTATTCATCATCTATCTCTGTACCACGAACTCGTTTAGCTGCTGTGCCTACACTCAGGCCATCCTTGACAGCAAAGTTAGTTGACTTAGTATAATTACTCATTAGTTAGTCCTACCTTGTTTAACATAAACGTCAAACTTTTGAATTGATAATTGATCACCATTGATGTAAGCCTCAAAACCTAATTGAAGTACACTACCTTGACCACCTACTGCAACCTTAATACGATCTGTTAAACCACCACCTGAATACTCAGCAACAGCATACTCTGCAACATCATACTCTGATGTGCTACTCTGCTTCACTGACCTGTTGTATGATCGAGGTTGATCAGTATAGTCAGTTCCCACTTTAACAGAGAAGTTCTGTCCGCTACCTCCAATGACAGTGACACCTACAGATTTTAATATTTTATTAACTGTTGGTTGATCGAAGTCAAAGTAGTTAGTTCGATATGCTAAGTAGTAAGACACTCCGTTATCTTGATAAGAACTATACTTAGCTATACCATCAACTAACCCTAAATATAGAGTACCATCAAATGCAGAGAGTCCACTTAATATAGGACTATCCACCCACTTAGTCACTCTTAGTCCACCATTCTCTAATCTTCCCCTAGTGTCAAAGCAGTAGATGAGTTTAGAGGTAGGGAATATTAATAAGTAAAAAGCATTAGCTGCTGAGTAGATTGAAGTTACATTATCATTTGAATATGTATTAATAATCTTCACTAGATCATCACGAACATTTATAGAGAGGTCTGCTAAGGGGTTAGATTTCTCTTGTATGACACGATTCAAAGAACGTAGACCTGCATTAGAAAGGAAGTAGATGTCGTCTCCTACAACCTGTATGGAGTCCTTAGACACACACCCTACATTCTCTAGTATCTCCACTACTCTTATGTTAGCTGTATTAATTTCTAAGTCATCCGCAGTAGTGTCATTAAGGATAACAACACACCGCTTACAGAACACAATGATCCGTCCGTTAAATCCAGCAACACTAACAATCTCGTCACCACCATTAGTCCATATTTCTCTGAAGTCTAAGACAGCAAAAGATCCCCCGTGAAACTCTCCAGTAAGTAAGTCAGAAATGTATAACGTATATTTATTAGTAGGAGTACCTCCAGCCCATAGACGACCATAGGCAGAGTTTACCCATGAGAATACAGGATGAGGGGCAGAGGAAGAAGTGTCATGTACTGAGGCAACTAAAGAAGAGTTAACCTTTATCATTGGATGACCTGCTTGAGCAAGGTACACATTGTTTGCTAGACTAGCTGCTTGCCAATCGTTAGCTGTAATTGTTACACCTGATAAAGCATTTACGTTTAAATCCGTGAGTGTACCAAGACCTTTATATATCTTACCATTACCCCAAGAGATATAATCAAGGTGTCCTATGTGTCCTACAAAGTCGTGCATACCAACAATCGAAGAGGCTGTCCCACCAGTAGTAGTCTGGTACACATGCCCTTGTCTCGCACCTAACCTACCTTCAGAGTCTATTACACAGTTGTCAGCTTGTAGTGCATAGCCACTAGACAGTGTAACACTACTCTCCTGTGTGTTTAACCCATAAAATCCTGGGGCTGCAATTGAAGAACTAACTAATTGTTTCATACACTATACCACTCCAACTCTTCAGGGTGCTTAGAAGCATCTAATGCGATTGCATCTGATAGGGATGCGTTAGCTGCTATGTAAGCAGTGTTGCCTGTCTGTCCATTATCTTCACCCCTCTCCTCAACAGCCTTAGCATAAGCAAGAAGAACAACAGGACGGAATGGAACCGTAATCTTGTCTGCTTCTGCTGCTAAATCTAATGACCTTTGCACTACGTTAAATCGTAATGAATAAACACCATCAGGTTTAGGGTACAAATCAACCAACGTATCACCATCAGTACCTGTACCATTGAATGAATAGTATCGAGGTGATCCTGTTTCAGGTGTTTGAGTTAAGTATCTTTTATTAAACCAAGCAGCAGTTTGATACTGAACAACATCTTGGTTCGTAGCATTCACTGCATCTAATACCTTAATACTATTCTGTGAACCATTCAATTCATAATTAAATATTCCACTAGTAGTAGTAACAGTTAGACTTGTGCGTAAGGCAGACCAGTCCCATGCTTGTTCGACTTGTTGAAGAGAGTCATTAATTAAAACACCTACAAGAGAAGAATATTCATTTTCATTGACAGACTCTACAGTTCGTTCCCGTAGACGTACAAGAACTGAGTTGATCGCTGCTAAGTAATTCATAGGATTATACCATATTTTTGTTGAAAAGTCAAGAAGTTTATTTTCTTGCTACAATTGATTGACCAAAGTACATACCAACCACGGACATGATTGCATGAGGCAACCACTCAGGAGTGACCATCCCCTCTAATGTTCTCCACTCTGTTACTGTTGAAGTGAAGTCAAAGAATAGAAGTTTAAATCCACTCGTTACTTCTACTGGCACTACTGTTGGAAGGTTTAAGATAGGAGCAATAAGGATAAACATTGCCATACCCATAAAGGATACCACTAGGAATCTCCTGATCCATTGTGCATTAGGAGTATCATACGCCCTTGCTGCTGCTACACTATCCTCAGAGGCCGAGAATTGCTGCATGAGCATCTTTTGCTGATCAGCCTTATCCTTCTGTGCCTGTGCCCACATCTTCATTACAGCGCCTCCTAGGACGCTTAACAGTAATGTGATAACTTCTATTGGCATACCAAACATAACCTACCTCTTCTTATGTACTAAGACTTTACTAGACGCAGTATGCTTCGCACCTGTCATAAGTTTACCATTAGTCTTATGAGTTTTACCTGTGTACTCCTTACCATTAGGTAAGTAATGTTTAACACCTTTCATTTTAATCCCCTTACCATTTAGCTTTATCAGCCCAATATGCTGCACTCATCTTACCCTTGGCAATGTTCTTACCATGCCTAGCCTTAAAGGATTTCCTCTTAGCTTTCATCTTATCACTCTCACCAGCCTTGGGCTTACCTGCTGTACTGGCACCTTGCTCACCAAATCGTATAGTCTTGGTTACTCCACCTTCCTTAGCTACCACTACATGAGACTTCTTAGGATGGCTAGGTGTTCTCTTAGGTTTGTTATAAGCTGTAAGACCTAGCTTAGTTAGTTTATTATCAGGCATTAGAATGTTCCTTCTTTAAAGTAAAGCCAAGCTGCAAAAGCTGCTGCGCCTATAATCCATAATATCTTTTTAGTGACTGATTCGCCTACCGCAGCATAGAACCTTTCATATGCTTTGTCTGCTGCTAGCTCGGCTATCTCTTCTTTCTCTCTTTGTGTTAATTTATCAGTCATTTCTATTCTCGAAGGTAGAGGGCAACACCAAACAAGGCACCCATAATTAGTAGTAAAACAGAAACTACTTTCAAAGCAATCCCTAAGTTTTCCTGAAGTGCTTTAGCACTAGCTGCTTTCTTTCTGAACTTCTCTTTCTCAGCTTCCTTCCTGTCACGACTAAACTGAGCTTTAAACTCTTGGAACTCGTGATAGCCTAGAAGAGACTGTTTGTTTAATAGGAATTTTAATTCAGCTTCTTGTTTCTCTAGTTGCTTCTTAGCTTGGAATGCTTCTAGTAAATTATCACCTGAACCATTAGCAGCTTGAATCTGAATATCTTTCTCAGCACCAAAGTAGTCACCGACAGCCTTGCCAGCATCTGCTAGCTCACGACCATTGGCTAATGTTTGCTTGATAACTGCAAAGGCAGCATTCGCAATAGCAAGTTCTGCTAACATATCCATAACCTCTTTGTATACTCTACGGGAATCCCGTATGGCTTCCTAGAAGGTTGCACTACGAGGTACTCTACATTTACTTTATATGTCTGTGGCTCTACCAGTAACCTCTGACCTATAGGTGCTAGATCAGGTGATACATGGATAGGGTATAACTCTAAGGGACTAACCACATTAAATACTAACTATGTTCTTAACACAGAAAGCCATTGTGGTACTACCTTCTATTTCTTTAAGTGTAGAGTAACCAAACAAAGGACTAACTACTCGCTTAAAGTTAGGTAGCTTACTCACTTCTAGTAGACTAGCCCTGCACTTATCAAGAGTACCATAACTCTCAACTAGTACAGGTAACTTAGGTTCACTGGCACCTGCTAGCATAATAGCTATCACCACGCCGTACATTACTTCTTAGTCTTCTTAGCTTTAGCCGCTGCTTTCTTGCCTGCTGCTGTATATGGGTACTTCTTACCTTTGACTACTGGCATGGCTATTCTCCTGCTTCTAATGTTTCAATACGAGCAATAAGCTCCTGAATGGTTGCCATTATTCAACAACAACCTAAGGCATACCAGCGGCTGATACAGGATTAGCAAGCAATGCAATACGCTCTGCTAAAGCCTCTTCAACCTTAACTGGCTCAACTTTAGCGTGTACCCAACCAAGCACTGTTGCTTCGTCTAACGTGCCAAAGCTGGTGCTAGATGGGCTAGCGGCCTTGTCAAATGAAACAGTGCCATAAGCGCCTTGGCTATGCTCACCGTCAACAGCGTCAACGCCATAGTGAACGGTTGTAACGTAATCATCTTCTACGTCACGCTCTAGGTTGTTAACTTTCCATGTGTATGAAATAGCCATGTTATACTTCTCCTTCTAATGTTTCGACTCGGGTGGTTAGTAGTTCAATAATGGTTTGCTGCTCTTGTATGGCTTTAATAAGCACAGGAATAATCTCAGTGTAACGAACTGACATATACTCAGTTTCATCATCTGTACGCTTGATCGGGTCAATAATTTCGTCTAAAACACCAACCAAATCTTGAGCTATTAAACCAATTTTCTTTTTAGAATCAGCAGTATCAGCGTCCTTTAGCCTGTACTTTACTGTTCTTAAATTACTTAAACTACCTAAAGCATTCTCAACAGGCTCAATGTCGAACTTCAACCGTTCATCAGAAAAAGTACCCCAAGATGTGCCGCCATTAGCTAAATTCACGCCAGACGATTCGCCCCCAGAATAAAGTCGTAGGCTTCGGTAAGCAGAGTTTTGACCAATATAATAAGCCGTTCCATCTAACCAATGGTATCCTGAATAACCCAAACCTGAGACTTTAATATGAGGCGAAGCCTCGGTAAGATTAGCTGGTTGTGCAACATCAAGTCCTGCACTTGGCGAGCTAGTACCAATGCCCACATAGCCATTACCTTTAACAACCATAAAATGAGTAGTGCCAGCCGTATTAGTAACATTTAGAGCATACTCACTAAGCCCTGTTCCTGCTTGTATTAGTAGGCCGTTAGCGTCAGATGCGCCATTTGTGTTTATTAACTTACCTGCATATCCTGCTGTTGCAGTTGTGGCGTGAATCTTAGCACTTGGCGAGCTAGTACCAATGCCCACGTTGCCATTGCTGGCTATGCGCATACGTTCTGTGTTACTAGTCTTAAAAGTAAGTGGTGGATAAGAACCTGTACGGGCATCTGCCCTTAATACAACAGCCCCATTAGCCCCTTGGCAGTCAATATCAAGGTACGTTCCTGCCTGACCGTCATTCATAAAGGTAGCTACGTCCGTAGTACCATTCCCACTAACTACCAGTTTGGAGGTAACAGCGGTTGTAGAATCTCCGATAAACACGTTGCCTAAGTTGTCTATGCGCATACGTTCTACGTTACCGCCTGTTTTAAATGACATATCCCCTGTATAGCTGATATTGCCATGATCTGGATCAGCGGTGTAACCTAAATTTAACTGCGATAAAGTTCCATTACCATCTGCGTTATTTAAGTTTAAAGTGGCTGTTGCTCCGTTACCCGCCTGAACAACAAGCCCATCAGCAGTCACCGTACCTGTAAAGCTAGGGCTAGCCAAAGGAGACTTAGCAGCCAACAACACATCAGCCTCTGTCTTATTATAATGATCAGCTAA